CGGTTCTTGTGGTGTTCTCGGTGCTTTAGGTGCTTTAGGTTCTTTAGGTTCTTTGGGAACTCGTGGTGTTCTCGGTGCTTTAGGTGCTTTAGGTTCTTTAGGTTCTTTGGGAACTCGTGGTGTTCTCGGTGCTTTAGGTGCTGGTTCGCTTTGCATATTTAATTATAACATTATAACAATAATTATAATTTATGTATATATCATTTCAATAATTAGTATTACTAGATATGATAATATTGCAATGAAAGGAACAAATAATATTAGCGGTAAAATAGTATTTGCTTCGTCAGCTTCGCTATTATTTGTATCAAATCCAAAACATTTCATATTCCCTTCGTTATCAAAAAATAGTTTTGGCTGAATAGCAAATAATACTGCGAGTAATATTATGTATATTAAAAGAGTTATTATTTTTCTAGAAAGCATTCTTTATCTATTATTTTAATAAGGAAAGAAAAAAATGAATTCAGTATATATATCTTTGATACTTATATTAATTATTGCAGTAGTTATTATTATAAAATCTATACAGATATCTCCGATATCGGAGCATTTTATAAGCAAACAAATAATAATAACAGACAATTTATTAAATGTAAAGGATGCCTCCGAAAAAACCTTAGCGACAATAGCGGCTAATACAGGAGACGCAGCTAATGCGGGAGAAGAATATATGTTTGTAGATAGCAGAAATCTTGCGACCATTATAGACGATGTTAAGAGAACTAATATAATAGATAAAAATACTATAAAGAACATTAAAGGCTTTGAAGGGATTGAAGATACTGATGCGAATATACAATTATTAATAGACCCCTATATAAACTATTATGTGCTAAATAATAAGGCGGCTAATAGCACTTACAAAGAAGGCATATTTGTTTGCGTTAGCAATAAAGTATTGCGCAAAGAAGATTGCGTTTGGGATATCGAAGGCAAAGTAATCGCATATATGTCTATGAGCGATTATTTATTCATACAAGCATTCATCAAAGGATACAACTTAAATAGTAATAATATATATCTTAAAAAAATAACTGAGCGAGATTTTGAGAATACTGAGAAAATATTTGATTATCTATTCACATACGTGGTATTGAATAGCGAATATATGAACCTTATCTTCTTTCAGCGATATTATATTAATGGATTTAAGGACGTGGATATTCATAGAATTAAAGCATACTATCCATTCATCAAAGAGAACTATAATACAATTAAGTATTATTACACAAAGGACGGGGACACTAAAAACAATGACTTATATTTAAGCACTGAAACAAGCCTGTTGCCTATTATGAGATATGACCTAGTAAGCGCTGTAGAGAACTTTGTATCACGCTTAGAAATGCCTGTGGATTACTTAGAAGCCGTAAAAGAAGATTACGATAAAAGCAATAAAGGCGGTTTCTATGGGTGTTATGGGAATGGCGAGATTACGAATAAGTTTGAATGTGATTCGTATTATAATATCGATGGAACACCAAAAAATTATTATAGTTTTTGGGATAAGAAATGCGAGACCGACGAAGAATGCCCTTATTTCAAATCAAATACCAATTATCCCAATAATAGAGGTGGTTGTATAAAAGGGAACTATTGCGAATTCCCTGTTGGTGTAAAAAGATTGGGTTTTACAAAATACACGGACGTTAATTTAAATACCCCCTTGTGTCATAATTGCGAATACGATGAAAATGGTAAGAAACCCGAAAAGCCTGACTATGTTTTTGAGAATGATTTTGATGAAAGAGAAAAAAATAATTTAAATACAATAATTTCCTTATTAGATTATAGAGACTTATAGAATAATGAAAAATAATATGAATAATATGAATAATATGATTGATATTATGATTAATATTACGAAGGTTATATCAGTCATATTAATCATAGTAATCTTCAATATTATCATATATCAATATGTGAAGTTAACAATGACTATAGAGAAGCCTGTTAATATCGAAAAGTTCAACCAAAATACTGGAGAGATTGATTATGAAAACCAATTTAAATATAAGCCATATAATATTCGGCTAATGTATGAAAATACTGGCGAATATCCTTGGAATAGGCACACAATTAATTCAAGTATTCCCTATGATGTTAATATTAAAAAGGAGGCGGTCAATGTATATTACTATGAGTTTGATAACAAAACCTATAATGATAAGTTAAAAGAAGTGTTTAAAAGCAAATGCGAAGAACTTATTATAGCGGTTGAAGGGAGTGAATGGAATGACTGGCTTAATCCTAAAATATTGAGAGATAATAGCGAAAAGAACAAGTTGGTATCATATTATGATAAAATATTTGAATTTGCTATTAAAAGATTAAACAGCGATGCAATGGATTTGCCAAGTGAAGATAAAAAACAAAAAATACAAATTGTTCACGATATTATGCTGAGATACCGAACGCACAAAGTATATCCGTCGTATTATATGTTTGATATCGATATGATACTATACCGCGCTGGGAAGTTTCAAGGGAAGCACGTTAAACTTGTAGCGATAACAAATGGCGAAATCATTAATGTTATACTAGTGAAAATTGTTGGGGTTGTATCCGAAGACAATATTGTGATTTACCCATATACCTCATTCGACAAACTAAATATTACCGATTATCAGCAATTTATTCCGTCAAAATATGGGACAATTGAAAGTGATACTAAAAATAGTAGCGAGAATACCTTTAATGTTAGCGATACTTATATGAATAGCGAAATAGAAACTATTATGTATAAAAGGCTTTTAGAAGAAAATATCCCAGAGGATGTTGATATTAGCAATAACAATTTTTCACCGAAATCTGATGAATTAGTTAAGAAAAATAGATGTCTGCTATAGAAATGAAAAAGTTATATAAATATATGGTGCTATATATATTTATAAAATGAATAAATACGAAACTAACCCTACCAGTGTAAATGCGACTAGTGTTGCTGAACTTCCGCAATTTGCCTATTACCAACAACCTCAATATGTTCCCCAGCAACCTCAGTATGTTCCTCAACAGCCTTCGTATGTTCCTCAGCAGCCTTCGTATATTCCCCAGCAACCTTCATATTATCAATACCCGCAATATCAATACCCGCAATATCAATACCCGCAATATCAATACCCACAATATCAATACCCACAATATCAATACCCGCAATATCAATACCCGCAATATCAATATTATTCAGATGGTTCTTATTGCGAAATCCATTATGTATCCCCGCTAATTGTATCATCATCAAATAGTTCTCAATCATCTTCTAAATCAACTCCTCAAACATCTTCACAACCGCCTCAAACTCAACTATCTTGCTAGTAATAACACTGCTGCAGCGCGGTAAGATAATATCCTAATTTATTTTTTATAGTAATTATATGTTTGCGATATACATATAATTACACAAAGAAATATATACTATGTATATAACTAAAAAAAATGGTATTTTATAGTGGAGAACAATTTAGTCAAAAGGGACATATCAATAAAAAACTGCCTTCTAGTAATGAAACAAAACTTAATGAAATTATAGGTATAAAAGAAAAAAATGATTTAGAAGATATTATAAACACTGCGCTACCAACTATGACAACAAAACATAAATTAGGGCAATATTTTACAACCAATAATGAACTCAAAGAAAAGGTATTTAAGTTTATCTTGAATAGTCCATCTAATATATTAGAACCATCTATAGGGCAAGGTGATTTAATTACATTTATTACAGATAAAATACCAAGTATTACATTTGATATGTATGAAATTGATACAAATATTATATTATTGGATAAAATACAAAAAGACAAGGTTATTTATGGAGATTTTATGACACAAAAATTTACAAAAACATACAAAACCATAGTGGGAAACCCTCCTTATGTTCGGACTAAAAAAGGCAACCTGTATATTGATTTTACCGAAAAATGTTATAATTTACTTGAAGTAAATGGAGAATTGATATTTATTGTTCCATCTGATTTTCTTAAATTAACAAGTGCATCTAAATTATTAAATATAATGATGATAAATGGAACATTTACTCATATATTCCATCCTCATAATGAAAAAATGTTTGAGAATGCATCTATCGATATTATTGTTTTTAGATATTGTAAAAATAATTTAATTGATAAACGGATTTTATATAATGATAAACCACTTTATATTACAAACTGCAAAGGGCTAATTACTTTTGGAAAAGAAGAAAATAATAATAGTGTGATGTTTCAAGACTATTTTAATATTTATGTTGGTCTTGTTACTGGAAAAGAAGAAGTTTATAAAAATGAGGAAATTGGTAATATAGAAGTATTAAATGGCGCAGATAAAGTAGATAAATATATATATATTGAAAATTACCCTTGTGAAAATGAGAAAATTAACACATATTTATCACATCATAAAAAAGAACTTATTGAAAGGAGAATAAGGAAGTTTAATGAAAATAACTGGTTTGAATGGGGTGCGCCAAGAAATATCACTACAATACAAACAAATCGCGGTAAAGATTGTATTTATATTTATAATATAACAAGAAAGCATGATGTAGCATTTTTAGGTAATGTAAATTATTTTGGAGGAGGTTTAATAATGCTTATGCCAAAAAAAATATGTAATTTAAAAAATATAGTATCTTATATGAATAGTGATAAATTTAAGGATAATTTTATGTTTTCTGGAAGGTTCAAAATAGGGCATCGACAAATATGTAATTCTTACATTCCTAGTGAATATCTATAAATCCAATGTCCTTATATTTGACATAAAGGTTTCTTTCCAACTTGGTTTAGGTTTATGTAAGCAATATATAAATTGTTTTATTTTTTTATTTATATTTTCATATTTGAATGTCCTATTTTTATCCCAACAAACTTGAAAAGGTAAGTTATTTATATTTGGTGTTAATATTGTCAAACCCTTTACACTATTGACAATTACATCACTCGCATTTGTTTTATTTAACACTACGAAATAATAATCCTTTTTGTTATTAGTGTTATATTGGGTTGCTTTTAATTTATTGAAAAGTAATTCACTCATCTTACCATTTTCATAAGATGTATCGCTATGAATATCTAACATTTCATTCGTATAAGCATATACACACATCGCTAAATTACCAGTATTATCGCTTGTTATTGTAGTAGTTGTTTTTATATTGATTGGAATCCACCCATACATATAATCAAATGCTAAAATATCATACCACATTCTAATTTTTGGTTTTTTTATTTTTTCACCAAACTTTTCAATAAGTAATTTAATTATTTCATCTTCATCGATGCAACTATTTATTCTACCATCTTCATTTTGTGTTGAAAATTGAAACATTTGTAGTTTCAAATATTTTTTAATTTTATACATAATTAAAGGTAATTGTTTTAATCTCAGAATATACCCCCTAAACCATTTTTGTATTTTAATTATTTTAGTTTTATTACTTGCAAATGATGTGGTTATTGCTTCAATTTGTAAATCCATTTTGAATTATAATACTTATATATTTGTGTATATCATTTTTTATATAGCCGCGCTTATAACTTCTTGAGAACATTGTTATAGAAATATGCTACGAGCGTTTCCCAACGATAATGTTTTAAGATATTCTCGCGTCCTTTTGTGCCGTGTTTATTTGCCAATTCGGGATTACTAAAGTATTTCCAGAATGCCTCTGCAAAATCGCGAGGGTCTGTGATTTCCGCTTTGCCTCCTATACCAGTTCCTTTATTATCTAAGTATTGGTAAATAGTCGAACGAATGGGTGTAGAATTGCTATCCGTTAAATATTCGCGGATACCTCCTACAAAAGAAGATACCTGCGGCTTACCTAATGCTAAACACTCAAAGATAGTTAATTCAAACCCTCCGCCATTGCAGTTATTGCACCCGACATCGCAGCAATTGTATAATATATTAATCTCTTTGTCTGATAATTGCTGAGGGTTCGACACTTCTATTATAGTGTTTTTAACATAATCCAGAGGGACATCTCTGAATTTAACTTCATTCTCTAGAACGTCCATTAAATCCCAATATGCATCAATGCTGGTTCCTACAATTAATTTCACAGGTCTCCGCGTATGTTTATTTGTTGCGCTATTTCCTTTCTTATTTGATACATTGGCTAAATAGTGCCTTTCTACAAATTCAACCCACGCTATAATGGTATGATCCCAGCATTTACGTGGCTGATTTCTATTGAGATTTAAAACAATAAAAGCGTCTTCGTCGTAATTAAAGAATGTTCTTGCGATATTTGTTGGTATCGGATAATATATGTTTGTATCAAAGCCGTGAGGAAAACTATACATCGGCATATTATCTCTTATTCCTAATTTCTTAGCTATATCCATCCAATACGGAGTGAAAGCGACAATCCCGTCAATATACTTGTTTAATAAATTGATATAGTCCTTCTTTTGATAGGGATACACCTGATCCATATAAGATATTAATTTAAACTTGCTTTTTTGCTTTCCGCAATCATTCATAATATTATTCACTAATGCTGAAGTCACAACATTATCATTAAAGATGATGATGATATCTTGAGGGTTTTCTTTAATATACTTGCTTATTTCTAATTCACCGAAGCCATTACGACGAGGATTTTCAGTTGCCATCGCGTCGTGTATTTTAACATTTGACGGGATATCATTGCGTATCGCATAACTATCCGCACATTTTATATTTTGGAACCCATAGATTGTTAATTCGATATCATCATATATCCCTAGATATTTTGAAATATAATAGACGACCTTTGAATATCCATTGCTCGCTCCAATGGGATATGTTCCACATAACATTACCCTTTTTTTACCATTATTCGAAGGATACCACCAATCATCACTCGATTGTTCCTTCACTTCCTTCAGTTCCTTCACTTCCTTCAGTTCCTTTACTTCCTTCACTTCCTTCAGTTCCTTCAGTTCCTTCACTTCCTTTTGAACAACCTTGCTTTCTACATTCGTATCATCTCCTACATCGATAGATTTAGAAAATAGATTAGATAATTTTATAGACATTTTTAAAAATATATATAATATAAATCTTATATAAATCTTATATTATAATAAAAAAATGATTAGAATTCTATAGATTTAAAGAATATATCTTGTATTTATTGTATTATTGTATTGCAATAATGGATGATACTATTAGACAATATGAAAGAGACGAAGACTATTTAAAGGATTTCTTGAAAAAGATTAAGAATAAAAACGGCTCCTATAAAAGGATATGCATATCACCTATACGATATGCAGGGGGCAAAAGTAAAGCAATCGGATTAATCTTAGAAAACTTGCCAAAATTAAAAGAAAAGAAGATAGTTTCGCCATTCTTTGGGGGCGGCTCAGTTGAATTATGTCTTTCAAGTATGTTGGGAATTGAAGTGATAGGCTATGATGTCTTTAATATGCTGGCTAATTTCTGGAATGTTCTCATACATCACAAAGAGGATTTCATAAATGAACTTAAGAAATTCGAAATAACACAAGAGGAATTCACGTATAACAGGCACGTTTTATTGAATTACTGGGATAAAATAAAGCCTGTAGATTTACATTATAAAACTAAGAATAAAATAGAATTGAAAGAGGAGGATTTGACGAAGTTGGATAATAACGCTATCAATCAGGCAGTATATTATTACTATAATATGACGTTGTCTTACGGACCAATGTTTCTAGGATGGCCCAGTTCAAATGAAATTAATAAGGATAAATTCAAAAGAAGAATAGAAAAGATTAAAGAATTGAATTTAATTAACTTACAAGTATCTTGTAGTTCATTCGAGGATATTTTAGAGAACCACGCAAACGACTTTCTATTTTTAGACCCCCCTTATTATTTGAATGGAGATAGTAAGATGTTCAAAGGTATGTATCCAAATTGCAACTTTGCCATCCATCACAATAATTTCGACCACATAAAACTAGCAGATATGCTAAAAAAACACGAAGGGGGGTTTATAATGACTTATAATAATTGCTCTAAAATCCGAGATTTGTATGAGGATTGTATATTCGTATTCCCTGAATGGCAATATACATACGGACAAGGTGAAACGCGAATAGGTAAAAATAGGCAAAAAAATACAAATAATAATATTAAAGAAAGCCACGAAATAATCATAATAAAATGGGCAAAGCAATGAAATATAATAATGCTTAATGAGCATCGACGTGTTCTTTGTAAGCATTTTTGATATGATCAGTCCATTTCTCCCCCTTTTCTTGAAAGTTCCATTTAGGATATACGCCATATGCGCTCTTATAATCTTCGCGACATAAATCCTCCATAACCTTTATTTGCGGGTATGTTATCTTTTCAATGGAAGATAATAGCCCGTTTATTACTATTTTTATTGGCTCTATAAATAGGGCATACACCTGTATAGTTTTGCCAATATTGATTTGCTCTGATATTAGCAGGTTTATTCCAAATGTTCGTATTGACGGCGACCCTGACAAACCTCCTTCATAAAACGCAAAGGTATTCTTAATCCCTCCTTTGCATTCGGACGACCCTATCTTCCATATTTCATCGTCGACAATAATAAAATATATCCGCCCATTTTCTTTTTTCTGTGTTTCTTTATCGCATACATATTCCAATGCCCAGCCCTTCTTAGCATTCGCAGACCTACTTTTGATATTTCCGATATGCACGATGTTCTTAACGTCAGCGATTGAGATGTTCATTCTTTGTTTATTCCTTTGTGCGCTTTGCTGCTCTTGCTGCTCTTGCTTAAGTAATTAAGCATTCCTATCATTTTTTTATAAATTGCAATATTTATTGAACTAATTTATTATATATCAAAATATCAATACGCTATCATACCCTCTGCTTTCTAATTTATAACCTAAAGAGCAATATAATTCTATGATTTCATATTTTCAAAAGACTTATTGATAAAATAATTACACTAACCGAAAAGAAAAATGAGACAAAACTATTATAAAAAATATAATAATTATGTTATTCATCTTTTCTATCGGTGTAAATGATCGCATTTAAGCGACTAACTACAATTTGACGGCACTATTGCGGTTTGTAGTTTTTGTAAATCAACTCCTCTCTTATATCTTTCTGGTCGTTCATCATATTCTATATAATAGTTAAAAACTTTTTGAATATTTTTACAACCATTTTTATCACGATTGATACAACCATTCCGTTTATTTTCCATTTTATATGTTAGGATAGAATGCATCTTTCGCTCTTTATTTCTTTTATCTGGTAGATAAAGGTTTTTACTTAATTCCTCTGTCTTGTAATTTAGACACGAAGTTCTATATTCATCTATGTTATAAACCTTAAAACGTTCTTGTAATTTTCTTTTTAATGATAGATTGGGTGTAGAAATAAAGTTTTTCATTTGCTTACCTATACTCCAATCACCAATTATAATAATACTATCTTTTGTATATGTCTTTTCAATTTTATTAAGCATATTATCTTCTGTTCTTTTTTTATTTATAAAAGCATACCATTTATATTGTCTAAATTTATTATTTTGATATAACTTATATAATACTTCATTAGTGTTTATTTTTTTACTTATAAAATCATTAAAATTAGTAATATTACAACTTTTAGAATTATATGACGATAGTTCCTTCTCTTTTGATGTAATTTCTAATTCATCTCTATATTTTTTTAGAATGTTTTGATATTTTAGTCTTTTGGTTTCATTTACTCTTTGTTTATTAGTATAAGAATAAAACTTACCATCATCATTCATCATAGTAAATAAGCTTCTTTTACCTGGATCAATAAAAATATGATTTCCTTTTAATTCTTCTTTTTCAACATCATCTATATAAGGAAACTCTTGTATTTTTTCAACCTTTTTAGGTTTATCCTTTTGTTTTAATTTATTTAACTCTTTCTTTTCATCTTGTAATATTTTTTTAGAGAGTTTCTTTTTTTCTTTATCTTCATCAGTCATTTCTCTTGCATCCTTTCGCCCTTTCTTCATCTTTTCCTTTTTAATCTTTTCACCTTCAATATAATCATTATGAATAAATCTTAAAGAAGTTGCATAACCATCAGTAATAATAGTATTATCAAACTTATAATCTTTTATTTTTTGAGTTATATTAAAATATTTGTCCCATAAGAACTCTTTATTAAGTTCTATATTGTCTAAATACTCTTTTTTCCCTTTATCTACTAATAATTCTATTATTGATTTAGTATCCATTTGAATATGATTAGGAATTATAGATGATTGTAATGGAAAGAATTGATACATTTTACCCTCTATTTTTTCTAATTCAATATTCATAAAAATCATGTATTTAAGATACTTTTGAGGTGTTGCTTTAATATCATAATAATAACTAACTTCAAAATTTTCAGGAACTATCTTATAACGATATTCATTTATCCAGTTATGGAACTTAACATTAGATTTTAAAGAGCCATTTAATATATCATTTTTAACAACATATAAATCTTTGAATAATTGTTTTTTAAAGTCTTTATTAGTAATGTCATCTTTGTATAAGACCTTGAAGTAAGAATTTATAAAACGATTTACATAGTCAAAAAAATGCATTTTAATATTGGTTTCAATAGAAGTTAAAATTGTAATAGCATAATAATCTAAAATAGAAGATAAATTAACACCATCTTCTAAAGTAAAATTATGTAAGTTTTTAAATTCATTTAATAATAGAAGATTATTATTTTTAGGTTTAGGACCACTTGATGGTAATATAAGTGATTTCATACACATTTTAATAGTATTTTCATTAATTAAAGGTATATCAATACCATAATGGTATTTTTCTAAACACCATAATCTCAACAATAAACTTGTTTTTGTAGTAATATAATTAGTTCTATAAACAGCATCTTGAATGGAATTAAAGATTTTTTGGCTTTCCTCATTATTATTAAGAATAGAAGTAATAGGTAATTTAATACATTTATACTTATCAGGTGGTTTCTTCATTATGTATATTTCTATATAGTATATATGTAAATATCCTTATATAGTTTTCAAAAAATAAAAATTGATAATAAGATGTGATATTATTATACAATCAACATTAAAAGATAATAAGATAATGTCATCATCTTTTGGAACAAATATGCTACAAATGAGAAGCGTTGAAGAAACTATGAATGCTGGAAAAAAATGGACTATTGAAGAAGATATTAAATTGCTTGAAGAATTCACAGAAAATAAAACTTATGAAGAAATAGCTTTAGAACATAAGAGAACTGCAAATAGTATTCAGTTAAGAGTTATATCTCATATAATTTACCCAAAAATAAAAAATGATGTAGAAACTGATATGGGAAAAGTTGCATTAGAGTATAATATTGGCGCTGAAAAACTATTATATAATATAAATAAATTAAAGATGAAGGCAACAGAAAATAAGGAGAAGCCATCAAAAAAACCCATACAAAAATCAAAACACGACGAAGAACCAACTAATAAACAAATATTTGAATATTTAAAGCAATTAGATAACAAAATAAATGAAATAAACTCTAAATTGGATAATTTAGAATATTTGAGGTAGGTATAACTTCTTTCAACTTATTCTTATTCTTTAGATAAGCAGTTCTTCTGTATTCTTTTAATTTTTCAGGATTCTCCTCTTTCAATTTTTTAAGATAGTTTGCACCACCTTCTTTTACTCTTTCTTTATTTTTTTCATAATATCTTTTATGTGTATTACCATAAGTATATTTCTTTAATTGTTCCTTTAATTTTATAATTTCGGTTTTAAGATTTTCATTTTCTTCTATCAGTTTAGTAATATCCATAATGTTATATATTATTATGTGATTTATTTTTAAATACATTTAATATAATTAGATAAAATGGTAGAACAACACAGCGAAGATTATAAATTAACCGCTGTAAAATATTATTTAACACATAATAAAACGATGAGAGATGTATGTAATAAAATATTTAATTGTAAATATCAATCTTTATCTAAATGGAAAATAAAATATAATAGATTTTTATAACAATAGTATTAAAGATAAATATAAAAATTATTTAATTATTATGGATAATGCTGTTATACATAGGTCAAATATAATAAGACAAATAATAGAAGAAAGTAATAATGATTTATTGTATAGTGTCCCATATCATCCAGAAACAAATGCTATAGAAGAATTTTTCAGTCAATTAAAACATTATATCAAAAAGGAAAGTCCAAATACATACGAAGATATAGAAAGAGTAATAAAAGATATAATAACTACCAAAATAAAGAGAGAGCATTTAACAAATTACCTAAAACATAGTTTTAAGATATATAAAAATAAATAATCTTGTCTCATTTTTCTTTTCGGTCGGTGTAATTGGCATCTTACCTTCCAATATTTCTTTCTCGGTTTTACCTACGAGCCTTTTATATACATAATTAACTAATGCGATGAAAGGTTGGTATTCGCGAATAATTTCCTTATAATGTTCATATGGTTCATCAATATATTCTCTTTCGCATTTATCCCAATTAACTGGATAAACATTATTTAACCCATTAAAGATGGTATAATTTTCATATAAATGCGGGGTTTTATGATACATATCTTCGAGCATATCATTGCCAATATCACACCACCCTATTTTACCCATATTGGCATCTAATAAGGTTCTAATTCTTTTTTTCCATTCAATCATAATGGGGGTGTTAGCTCTACTTCCAAATACACCATTCCACAATAATTGATTATTTTGCTTTATAAAAAATCCATTGTTTCTATCAAGGTGTTCAAACACACTATCGAGCGAATTCAAGACAAGCGTATCGCTATCCATCCATATGCCTCCATATTTGCAAATAACATTAACTCTTACAAAATCAGCCTGATGCGCAGGGCATAAACTACTAAAATAACTTGGTATATCTTCTACATAATCTCTTATATTTTTTTCATTGATTAAATGTATTTTATAACCAATGCCATTTGTTGAATGCAAATATATCAGGTTTCGCAATATAGTAATTAAGGTATATTCCTCGCCTACCCAATATAGATAGAGATTTCTTTGTTCCATTATATATATTTGATAATATAATTATAACTTTATATATTTGCGCTAGTATCGTAATGTGTTAATATATTTATAAATTATATTTATTAAAAGTAGTATTAAAGAATAACTGAAAATCCATTAATGAATAATATATTAAATGTTGGATATGGAACTACTAACCCTAGAAAATTAATACATTTAGTTCAAAATAATGTTGCTTTAAGATTGCAAGATATTCGTTCCTCAGGTGATAGAACAACAAATATAGAGTTTATTAATGGTAATACTGACGTTTTCTCTTCAAATAATTTTGAAACGGATTGGCGAATAGTAAATTCAAATTCGCTTTTTTGTATTCAAAGTGGCTCTAGTAATATTATTAGTAATGTTATGAACCTAACAAATGTAGGGTATATAGGTATTGGCACTACATTACCCCGCACTACATTAGATATTATAGGTAATTTAACAATTGATGGAAATATATTGCCAGGTGCTAGTAATACCTATAATCTGGGCTCATATGAAAAGAAATGGAAGGATTTGTATTTATCTGGCAGCAGCATATATTTAGACAATTTAATTATATCAAGGGATGCGACTTCTAACATAGATATTAAGGATATTTCAGGTGTTTATAAAAATATCAATATAAATTCTGTGCAGTTGAACAATGATAGCAAGAAGATAACATTAGGTATTGATGAAAGTGGCAATATAACATATACGGATAGTTCAAATGTAGTATCCTTTGCTATCACAACAACTAGCGTTACTTCGGCGAATTTAGATACATCAATCTTAAGCGTAGATAAGGGAGGGACTGGTGTAGGTTCATTAGCAGTGGGGCAGTTATTGGTAGGCAATGGGACAAACGATGTATTACAGAATAGTAATTTGAAATGGGATAATACTAATAGTAGACTTGGTATTGGAACAAGTAATCCTTCTTCGAAATTAGAAGTATATGACGGAGATATTAAATTGAATACAAATTGGGTTAATGGGGCTACTATGAATTTGTATGGCTATAGCAGTAATAAAAGGCTAGAGTTCTCTTATGATAATGGGACTGCTATATATGATAATAATAAATTTAGATTTTTAACTGGTGCTTCGCATATTGAAAGAATGGTAGTAGCGAGTGATGGTAATGTTGGTATAGGGACTTCTACGCCTTCAAAGAAACTTCACGTGGTTAGTTCTAATAACAATTTGGTGAGAATTGAAGCGGATACAAATGCTTTGTCGCAAGTTTCTGGGATTGAGTTTGGAATACCTTCATATTCATCGGAAACAAGAAGCAAAATAACGTCAACTACCTATACAGGAGATGCAAGTGATATTCAATTTCATACATCTTCAGGTATTTCTTCGTCTGCTGCAAGGTTGACTATCAATAGCAATGGTAATGTTGGAATAGGCACTTCAGTAAATTTAGCAAATAAATTAAATGTGAATGGAACAATAAGTGCTACGTTATTTTCGGGTAAAGGAGATAATTTAATAGACATCCCTATATCAGGTATTACTGCTTTGCAAACAACGTTGGATACTAATGATTTGAATGCTAGTAATTACATAGTAGCAACAAGCAATATCTTAGTTACTAAAGCAAACTTTAATGATTTGAATGCTAGTAATTACATTCTACATACAAGCAATGTTATCTCGAAGAGGATAACTGATTTAACTACGGATATGATTTATGAAGACCCTAGTGCTATAAACAAATTTATAGTAAGCAATAAATATAATAATAATCTCTTAGTGAATGGAGATTTAACTATTAATTCTAACTTAATAGTTCTAGGTGAAAGCACAACCTTAGAAACGATTGTATATACAACTGAAAGAATGGAAGTAGTAAATGCGGATGTTAACTCTATTGCGTTGATGATACAACAAAAGGATAGCAATAGTGCTATATTAGTAGCCTCAAATTTAACTGCAAATGTGTTCACTATTGCTAATAATGGAGATGTTCATATTGTAGGTAATTATAAGAAAAATAATAGAGATGTTATAGATGATACTAGCAATTATGTGTTAGCGACAAGCAACATCTTAGTTACTAAAGCAAACTTCAATGATTTGAATGCTAGTAATTACATTGTAGCGACAAGCAACATCTTAGTGGCAAAAGCAAACTTTAATGATTTGAATGCAAGTAATTACATAGTAGCAACAAGCAATATCTTAGTTACTAAAGCAAACTTCAATGATTTGAATGCTAGTAATTACGTGTTGGCAACAAGCAACATCTTAGTTACTAAAGCAAACTTCAATGATTTGAATGCAAGTAATTACATAGTAGCGACAAGCAATATCTTAGTTACTAAAGCAAACTTTAATGATTTAAATGCTAGTAATTACATTGTAGCGACAAGCAACATCTTAATAACCAAAGCAAACTTCAATGATTTAAATGCAAGTAATTACATAGTAGCGACAAGCAACATCTTAATAACCAAAGCAAACTTCAATGATTTGAATGCAAGTAATTACATTCTACATACAAGCAATGTTATCTCGAAGAGGATAACTAATTTAACAACGGATATGATTTATGAAGACCCTAGTGCTATAAACAAATTTATAGTAAGCAATA